AATCAGAAAAAGCATGCGCTCTTAAACCAAGAACAGCATCAGCCGCTACAGCCGCTTTTCTTAGCTCATTTTTAGATAACCTGTTTATAGCAGTTGACTGTCTAGCAAATTGAACCTTCAACCCTTTGCCATAAGCTTGCTGAAAACCTTCAACCATAACAACTCTTGCTACATCAGGTATTGATGACACCATCGCACCACCCATTCCAACAAGAACGTTAAATGACTTCATTGTTCTCACAAACCTGCTAGACATAGCATGTGGATCTTTGGACGCACCATATGTGCCACGCAGTCTGTCACGCAAACCACGAATATCACGAAGATCATCTTGCAATTGTTTACGAAGTGCTTGTTTAGCGTCTACACCTACAGCTTCGTCAATCAAACGCTGATACTCATTGGTTACATCATCGATGACATTTTTCATGTCGATGCTACCAAAGCGTCTGGCAATTTCAATATCCATGCCCATTGTGCGAGTTTGATGTCTAAGCAATACTTCAATATCGCTTTCAAGAAAGTCTTCAATTAGCTCATCAGGTATCTCAAGACTACGCATCTTTGCGCTAGATGGGGCAAGTAACTCATCAAGATCACCTGTGTTTACATCAAGATATGGCTTGCTTCTTGTAACGCTATCAAACACATCGTCAGCTACAGCTTGAGCTTCTGTTCTAGACAATCCCTTTGTCTCAATAAGCCAAGATCTAACAATAGAAACAAAAGCTTGTGGGTCTTTCATAATCCTGTCAACACGATACATTCTTGGCAAATAACTTGCCGCTGTGTTTACAGATACGCCTTGGCTTTGAACCTGACGAAGCTTTGATGTTAGCATTGTAACCCTAGCCTCATCCCCAGCGGCTCTTGCTTTTGAAATAGCCTCTTCAATTTGTTGCTCAAACAAACGAACAGATTCAGCTTCTCTTTTTATTAAATCAAACTGCTTTCTAGCGGCAGTTGCGGCTTGAGTAACAAATGGAGATGCTGCATCACCAACGTTATCTACATCACCACGGCGCATAGCTTTACCAATACGAATACGAAAATCTACTTCAGATAAGTATCTTGCGCTTCTTGAAAACTTATCTTTAGCTTGTGCGCCAAGTATCTGGAATGACCTGACAATATCACTGTCACTTGCTACCTTACCACGATAAGAAAGATAAGCTTCATCAGAAGCCCTTACAGAAGCAAGAAGCTCGGATAAATAACGTGTTCTAAATGTCGTTTCTACAGACTGTGCCATAGCAAGTTCTTCATCAACTCGCTTGGTCATAATACCGCCCATGTCTACCATTTCAGCCGCTAAACCACGAACAATAGGATTACTGCTCTTTAGCATACGAAATACAGGATTCCACCCAAGCTTCTCTAACTTAACGCCTGTTTCCTTTGCGGCATCACGCTCCATAGTAGCATAGGCAGTTTCCCTAGCCCTTGTAGGGTTAGCCGCCGCACCAGCGGATTCATATATACCATCAGTATATTTAGCTTCGTATGCGGCCTCTTTCATTGCTCTTTTTGCATTTATAGATTGAGCCGCAAACCTGCCAAAAGCGGCATTAGCACTACCGCCTATTAATGAAGCAAGTGCCAAAACCATAACACTATCTGTTACAGTTCTATCTTCTCTTGCCGCATTTAAGATCATTTGCTCTGGTGCAACAACAGCCGCAGTAAAAGCCGCACCACCTATGAACCTTTTAGGCAAAGAGCTTGCTTTCATATATCTCATAGGAGCCAAAGGAGATAGTGTTGCAGGACTTAATAAAGTAGATGTAAGTTCTGCTACACCAGAGTCAGATGAGGCAAGTATTTCCTGATCGTATCTCTCTTCATCAAGCTGTTCTGCTATTCTTGCAGTTTGGCTTGAGCTTTTAGAGTGCATCGCTCTCCAGCGAAGCTCTGGTCTAGCTTCAACTTGAGGGTCTAACGCTGGATCATAATCAGGATCTTCATCATCTTCTATAGTCAGGCTTTGTAAATAATCACGCAAAGCCAACACAGGGTTGTATTGACGCATTGCCGCACCCCATATCTGGGATGAGTCTTCTGTAAAATATAGTGGGTTAGCTTCGCCAAACTCATTGCGTCTAAGTGTTTCTGCAACAGGCCCTGCTTCCTCAATATCACGCCGAATCATCTCCTGCACATCAATAGGCTCTTGGCTTATGACAGGTTTTTCTTCAGGTATGATCCCTTCCGGGCTGACATCACCTGCTGGGGGTAATTTGATAGAAGGCTCTTTGCCCATCCACCAGTCAGGAACCTTTATGTCTTTATAAGGCGACTCTATTTTAGATTTTTTTTTTGACTCATAATACTGAGCTTCACTTCTACGTCTTGTAGAGTATCTGTCTCCAAAATCATTTAGGTTAGCAACAGCACTATCCCAATCTCCAGATGTAACCTGACTCCAAAAGTTAGGTGTTCTGGAAGACAAATCACCATACTGAAAAGCAACAGATGCAATAACAGTTGCCTCATTCATTGGTAGGTCATCAAAAGACTTACCAGTTGCTTGTTGCCATTTATCTTTTAAACCAACAAGTTCTTTGCTTTTTGCAAACTCATTGATGGTTTTTGCCTGATCTTCACTGACCTTTAGATTCGATGCAATGCTAGACGCATCTGCACCTTTGATCCCAAGATAAGGTTTTAAAATAGAAACAATATCATCAGGCAGTCCTTGCAGATCAGATTCGTTTTTCTGACCAAGATCAAATCCACTAGCAATTGTTACACCTGAATTAGAGTTCTCAGCATCAGGAACGTAACCGCTAGTTTTAAAGCCCTCTTTACTAAGGATGAAGTCCCAATCAATATTACTCACTTAGGCTCTCCTGTAATGCCATGTTAAATGTTTCTTCACTTTCAAAGTCACCATTTAACCAAGCCCTTAATATCTTAACATCTTCTGCATCAACTTGAGGGTCTATTGTGTAAGAATCATTAGTTAGATAGCCAGCAACAGGCTTAACAGCGTTCAGTGTCTCATTGAGAGTTTCAAGTGCGCCAATAAACAACTCAGGCTGACCTAAACCAATAAGCTCTGCATCACCTTTAAAGTCAGCTAATATTTTTTCAGAAACACCAGATACTATAGGCCCACGAAGAATATTGATGTGACTAAAGAACTTTTTAAGAGTGCTATTCTTAACTCTGTTAACAGCCGCTTGCATAACAGGGTAATCAATAGAACGCTTGTAATCATAGCGATAGTTTCTGAGAACCTGAGTTGATTCACCTTCTGGTGTAACAATATATGCGGAATATGTTTGCTCTCTTCCAAACTGCTGGTCAGGATAAATCTTTAAAGTGCCATTACCGCTTTCAATAAGATCCTTTATCCTCTCATCTACAATAACATCAGGTCTTAATACATTACGTTTAATGTCTCTAAACACAGCCGCACTAACACCACCTTCAGGCAATGTATCTACATTAGGCCCAATGCTTGATGAGGCTTCTTTATACCAAGTATTGAAGCCAATATAAGGCTGATCATTTTCATCAAAGTTAATTCCAATTTTAGTACCAACGTCAGTAACAGCTTTTCTAATGGCTAACTGAATACCTTTTTCTGTCATAGGCAGTTGTTTCAAAACCATATTAGAAACAACAGACTGACGTATATATTCGTTTAATCTACGATCTCTAATAAACAAATCATTAGCATCAACAGAACGACCATCAGGTGTAGATTCAAACAACTGATCGAGTTGAACCAAAGCTTTAGGATCACGTTCAGAATCCCAGAAAGTGTTATTTAAGATTGTTTCCCACCATGTAGAAGGTTGTATAGCAGAGCCAAGATTTGCGCTAATTACTTCATTAAGATTAGATCCAAATGTGCTTTCAATGCTGTTTACAACACGAGTTCCGCTTGTGGTTTTAGTTCCGGCTGACTGCATAGCTTGCCAATCTTTATAACCAACAAACCTAGCCATATTGTACTGAACAGTATCAATACCGCTATTGCTAATTATTTCATCAGCTACAATGTCACCAACACCTAACCCAGAGGCTCCAGCCTTGTTAACGCCATGAGCAAGGGTATCGTGCATCTTATTGTATAGCTGAACAGCAACTTCAAAAGACTCATCTGTTACTGAAGCGTTAGACAAACTACGCATCGCAGATACCATGTCAGGATGAAGAAACTTGTAGCTAAGAGCAAATCTCATAGCCATATCAAAGTTATCTTCTCTAACATTTAAATTCTCATGAAAGAAAACGCTACCTTTTGAGTCTTTCTTAAACTGAGGAGAGTAAGCTTCTACAATAAGATTCTTTTGACCCTCACTTGGAATAATGCCATTCTTTGCATTACTCAATGCAGTTCTTATTTCTGATTGCTTATCGTGATATGTTTTATATGCGTTTCTATAGGTCTCAACCTTGCTTCTCCAAGAACTCAGAGTTATTGCACGACCTTCGCCAATAATCTTTTCTTGAATAAGCTGATCTTCTAATCCAAGAAAATAATCAGGCTTCATTTGATACCCAGATGACTTAGCCATCATCATATCAATACCAGCCATCTTTGCTGTTCCAAGTGCTTTTATATCTGCATCAATTTTTTTATTTCTGGCGTTTACAAATAACTTATATTTGCCGCCATCAACAAGTCCAGCCTGATAAGAGGCTTCCATCAACAAAGCCGCACTTTCTTTCTCTTGATCGGACGTTGTGTTGTCTAAATAAATATTTAAGTTTCTATCAAAACCTTCCGCATTGGCTTTATCTATAATTTCATCTTTTTGCTTTGCTGATGTTTGTTGTGCATTGGCTTCAGCGTCATAGATGTTAATCAATGCCGCCTTCAGACCATCATCATTTAAAGGTAACTTAATAATCTCATCACGAGTAACTGATGAAACATCACTTCTAATTCTAAGTGTCATTTCATCTGATATTTTTTTATCAGACTTAACAGTTTCAGATATTTTAGAGTCGTCTATAAACTTTAGCTTAGAAATCTCTGACAACATCAGGTCACGAACTTTTGCGCCATCAATATCAGGACTGTTTTCAAACTGCTTTTCTGCGGCATGAGCCGCTTCTATAGCTTTAATTAAACCACCACTAGGGCTGTAATATATTTTTTCAGCAGTTGCAGTTGCCATTTTATTAGCAATAATAGTGGCTTCTTGCACCTTGAGCTTTTGAATATTAGCCGCACCATATTCATGTAGTTCAAGAGCTTCATATATAGCTTCGTTTTCTTCTCTAAGATTAGAAATGGTATCAAGGATAGCCCTATCCTTAACGTTATCGCCTGTCAGCTTTGAAGAAAGAATACCAATTTGGTCTACATTGTTCATAAGAGCTTGAGAGTTATCTGCATTAGCTCTTTCATTTGTTGCTATTTGTTGATTAGCAAACGCTTTGTTCTCAGCTTTTCTATATGCTGAAACAATCTTAGGCTCAATAAGGGCATAAAGACTCGGATCTAAAGTCTCTTGAAAAGATTCAAGCTTTCCATTTAATGCACCACGAATGGCATCAGGATCTGTTTTGTTGTTTAGAAATACAGCTTCAGCGTCATTAATCGCATCATTACTAACAGCAGAGGCATATGTTTGAAATGCGGCATTACGCCAAGTCTGCTTAACATCATCCCTCTGATCATTAGTCATAAAGTTATCGTCAGCTTTTGTGTAATCAAGATCTACTAACGGTTTGATTTCATTGGTATCAGGATCTCGAATAACTGCATTTGTTTTACCGTCAGCTTCTGCTTGACGAACAGCTTGATTATAATTGTCATCCGCTACAGAACGAGCAAACTTCAATGTAGCCTGTGTTGCTTCTTTACCAACTTCTTGTATGGCTCTAGCCATAGCAACTTGACCACTAACGTCTACAACGCCGTACTCTTTTGCGTAATATTGTCTACCTTGTGTTGGCTTAAAAACCATAACTACACCTTAACTAAAGTCTTGATAAGCTTGAGCATTGCTAATAGCGGCACTATAGGCTTGACCATATCCTCTAATGACAGCGGCACGACCTTTTGTTTTAGAAGAGGCGGCGCTAGTAAGAAGCTGTCTTCGTCTACCAAGCCCCATCAACTTAATAGACCTCATATCAGCTTTTGCTAACTGCTTTTCGCCATAGTCCAAAGCAGACATTGATCCAGAAGTGCCTATAGAAACACCTTGAGCCGCCATCGATGCACCAAGAGAAGCAAGCTGTCTACGCAACTGCAAATCACGCTGAACCATCTTTTGATCAGCTTCAATCTTTGCCATAGCCGCTTGCTCTTCATAAGACTGAGCTTCTAGCTTATATGCGTTTTTCTCCATCTGTGCGCCAGATAGAGATGCTAGTACGTCACCCATTATACTTCTACCTCGACTAGGACACCGTTAATTGCAAGTGGTAACGGCTGATCCTGACTAACGGTAATATTACCTTCTCTACCCCACCCAAGCAAGTAAACCTCTTTTTTCTCCGTGATAGCATCAGGAGCCAAAGACAAGTTTGATGTTACTCTTCTTATCAGAAGATTAGTTCCTTGTATTTGAACATTTAATGATTCATTCAAATCAAGTAATGCTCTAACAACTCTTCTTTTTTGCCCAACCGACACACCATCTTGCAATTGAAACTCAGCAGGTAGAGTTGTTAAAGTAGGTGTGTAGTTTATTCCAACCTCAATTTCATCAACAAGATCATTCAAGGTTATGTTGCCAGAAGCATCTGTTGTAAACTGTCCTAAAGAGTAATTTCCAGACTTAACATATACATCGGTATTTGGAAGATGCGATACAGTCCAAGAGGCTGTTGGAGAAACAGATGTATATTTACTAGCACTATCTAAATGATATTCATTATCAAAAAGCTCTAAACGTGTTTCTGTGGAGCCATCAATAGTTCTCTCGACAACAGCGAAAATTCTTCTGTTTACATTTACTATGTTCTTAAAAGAACCTTCTGTTGTGTACTTGCACCAACCCTGAAGTTTTTCTTTACGAATACTAACAAAAACAGGCAAGTCGCCATCTGAGTTGATTGCATATAAGTAACTTTCAACCTGATCAGAAGCTTCACGCTGAACCTCTATATCAGTAGGTTCACCCACAAGATGACCAGCTAATATAGTAACAGCATCAGATTCATATGCTTGGCTTAAATCTGAAAATATAAATTCTCTGATAGACCCTTTTGAACGTGTAATAAACAATATTGCGCTATCAAACTCTTTAGGCTGAACGTTGCCAGTACCAAAAGAACTTTGGCGTTTTATAGTTATTGTAGATGGTGTGAGTGGACGCTCATCAACAGTAGGAACATAAAGCTCAGACTCTGATGTAAAGATTGCTAAATGACGAAATGAAGCCAATGACTTTATTTCTGATATTTGGTTCTCGGCTATTTGAACCTGAATTGATTCATCATCTAGGCCAGTCCCAGCATCAAAGTTATAATATTCACCTACCTTTGAGAAAAACAAATGGTTGGGAAGAGACTTTGCGCCACCAAAAACAAGTCTTTGATCGTGGAATATAACAGACCTTGCCCAACCTCTTCTGGAAGAAAATACCTGTTCTTTCCAAGTGTCCCTAGCAGTTGTGTTTGCAACAGCTTGGCTAAAGTTGCCAGTTACAACTGTGCTAGATACATATGCTGTAATCTCTATATGAACTACAGTATCATCAGAGTCAGTAAATTCAATGTGATCACCGACCCAGTCAGCACTAAATATTGCTGATGAAGCTGTGAAATCTTGTGAACCAGTGTTTGTATTTTGAGGCTGTATTGTGATAGCAGGATCTACATACCTATAGAAAGGCTCATAGTGAGCCGCACCATCATGGTCAAAGTCATAATCAGTAACAGTAAAGCTTGTAGCAGAAGTTCTTGTTATCTTCTGCATTTCCATATCTGGATGAACAACAATCATTGTGTCAGCAGATTGAGCAACCTTTAGCTGACCAATCATCGCTGTAGTCCACTTCTGGGATGTAAGTGTTTGCAATATGTTTGTAGGATCTGAAAAATCTACAATATCTAACTGTGCATTGCTAAATATCAGGATATAGGCTTCATCAGCATCATAGACGTATGGCTCTGTCTGATATGCAGTGTTAGATAGAGTCTGAAGGTAACGAAGTCCTGGGCGGCGTATAACACCACCCTGCGCTCTCATACGGAAGTTCTCTAGAGTCTTTACGCCGTTACGATAAGCATCTGAATCAACACGAGAGCTTAAAAGCGGTGAAATCTCACCAGCAGTAAAGTTGGTATAGAATTGACGTAAAAGAGCCATTCATGTCTCTACTTATTCAGATTTAGTTTATAATTTTTGTAAGTGCCATGCATTGTTGCATCACCAACTGGAGTTGAGTTAAAGCCAGTTGCGATTGCGCCAAAAACCCCACCAAACTTTGCAACTTTTCCTAAAGTTTTTACAACTCTTTGAGCTTTAGTAAAATTACTATTAGACGCAGATGGCATTTTAGGTTCTGTAAATTTCATACCACCGCTTTTTTTGAAGCTATCCATTGATTGTTTTACATTTTCTGACGTTGGCTTCGCAACTTGATACCAAACCTTTTGTGCGGCTCTGTTAGAACTAGCTATATTAGCTATTTTTTTCTCATAAACGCCCTTTATTCCAGAAGGAGATGCAAACCTTGGATTTCCATATCCATACCCTTTATTATTCCCAAGATACTTTACATTTTTAGAAAATGGTCGGGCTCTATCATTTGCAGATGGTTGAACTTTTGCTGAAAGATTATTTGCATGAGCAATATCAGCCGCCCTTGAAGCAGTTGACGCTTTAGCTGTTGCATGTACTTGAGAAACAGCTAATTTTCCTAAACGTTGAGTAAGATTAGTAGATTTTTGGGCTTTAAGTATGTTTTGCCCTTTTGTTTTAATTTCATTTACTGCTTTTTGACGTTTTGAAGGGAATCGTTTATTGAGTTTATTGACACCATAACCCATAACAACTGCGGCGGCGGTTCCTAAAATATTCTCTTTAGTGCCAAGTTCAGGTTTTTTATTAGAACTTTTGCCAATATTAAAAACTAAATCAGCCATTCTATGTACCTTCTATTTCTTGATAAATAGCATTACCAAGACGTACACGATGATAACGACTTGGACGCAAACCTTGTGTAGTAACTTGCTGACTGTCTCTAGCTTTGGCTCTTCTGAATTGAGCTTCAGCAAGATCTGTATATGATTTTGCTATGTCGCCTTTACGAGTAACTGATAACGCAAATACAGAAGCCAATCTAAAAATAACCCACATAGTAAAAGCAGGGGGCCAGTATCTTGTTTCTGGTCTAAAAACATAGTTCAAAACAACTTCATCACCAGCTTCAGCGTTAATATATACATAACGCTCATATATATCATACTGTTGTGGAGTATCATTTATAGTAACTGTTAAAACCTGAACGACTTCAGGTGATGTTGGCAAAGCATAAGCCGCATCCCATCTATCAACAGGTGCGGCGGTCAATCTAGCCAAAACTTTCTGACCAGTTGCAAAGTTCCAGTTATGATGAGCCAAACAATCTTCAATGATGTCTTCATAGATTGTATTAGCTACAAGAGCTTCATCTGTCTGATCGGTAAAGGAAGTTAATGGCTCTAGACCAACCAGAACCATTGCCTTTTGAGCAACCTCAATATCAGTTGAAGGTGTAGATGGCATTAGCTACCGTATCCACCTTTAGAGGAACCCATTGTTTTTGTTGATTTGCCTTTATTCAAGCATTTGCCAGCAGAGCGACATTTAGCCGGAGTCGGGCATGAAGAACATGTTTTGAAGGCCATTATTTTGCACCCTTACCTAATTTAACATTAGGGCCAAGTGTACGAACATAGCCCCCACGAATCTCTTTTTGAGTAGAAGGGGCGGCTTTCACCGCCACCTTCTTTATTGGTTTCTTAGCCATTAGTCTGAGTCAGTTGCTGACAATGAGACCATGTTAGCTACGTCAACTGTACCACCGGAGTTGGCGTTTACAACAAAGATACCGTAGACAGGTGTGCCGCCAGTAGCTGTGTTTGCAAAGATCACATCACCTACATTCATCTCAGATGAAGCTTCGTTGAAGTAACCTGCGCCATCAATGACTGTAGACGCATCTGTGCTTGTGTAATGCCAGATGTGAAAGCCATTTCCGCTGTAGTTGACCAGAGACAGGTTGTCTTTATTAAAAGCCATTTGCTATCTCCTTATTTCTTTAGCGACAGTTCATAACAGCCGTCCGCATCGATCAGAACAGCGTTCATTTGCATCTTGTTCAATACAAAATATGCGTCCTTATCGTTGTGATACTGCATGTTAGATGAAACATCTGCGCCAATTGCGTGACCCACAGCACTCTGATGCCATGCAAAGCACTTACGGTTTGAGCCATCATCGTCCAATCCTGAGAATGGGAACCATGTAAAGCCTAACCAGTTCTTTGCAGTGATAGAGTTTTGGAAAGGAAGGTTTTCTGTGCCAATGTATTCTGCACGAGAGAACTCATCAATATCCATCAACTGTGACCAGTTTTCCCAACCAACAACACAATAACGCTGACCATCATCAGGAACATCATTGTTGCCAAAAGCTTCCATCAAGCTGAAAGCCCAAGCCAATGTGATACCATTGGTGGTTTCGTTAAGAGCATTGGTTGTTGCATCCATCGCGTCAAGAATCAGCTCATCAGTTTTGCGGCCTAGTGCATAAGCACCTGACTGCTGTGCAACAAGCATCTCATCGTGATTGATACGCAGTTGATCCAAATCATCAATCCACTCACCAGCGAAGTAATCTTCAAGAGTGACATTGACGTTTGTATGCTCAAGGTTCATCGGGGCAACATTGCCATGACGAGCCTTGGTAGTAGCAAAACCTTTACCGATTTTTTGGAACGTAGTTTTATTCTTAACGCCATTAGCGGTACGAATAGTGTTCCGAAGCTTTGAACCCATGCGTTGATACGCCATGTGGACGCCGGATTCAAACTCCTCGATAAAGGAGGTATCGATAGTTGGAGTAGCCATCTACCCATCTCCTAATCAAAAGTTAAAGTTACATTGTCCATCCGGTTGTTCCTCAATATTGGCTTCTTCAGTTATCCATTAGGAGAGCTACTCCTGTTAGGGCTGACACCAACACATCGGGCCTTCAGTACGATAAAAGTGCCAGAAACATATGTGCTTGTTAATTCACATTATTTGTTTCTAGCATATTGGTTAAACCCAGCCCTGACCTTTGCAATAAAAGCAGGATCTTTGTCTTTCCAATATCTCGGATCATTTTGCATAGACATAAGGTCTTCTCTACTAACCCTTTCCTGAAACTGCGTTTCAGATGTCATGTTGAATTGAGGCTGACCATTAAGTTCCATCAACTCCTCAAACAACTCCACCATCCCAGCAGAAGCAGGAATCCCAGCAAAAATAGAATAAGCAGTTTCACTTAGATTTTTCTCCGCCCATAAATCAACACGTTCTAAACGTTTATCAGCATATTCCCCAAGAGCTTCTGACTCTGCATTCCAGTCAGGGCCTTGAGTCATTTGCATTTGCAAAAACTCGCTAACATTCTCATTAAATTCATCTTGAGACATTCCTAATGTATGGGCTTTTTCTCTAAACCAGCCCAACATTGGATCATCTTCATTAACCTCTAGCTTCATTCCATCAAATTCCACATCTGGAACTTCATAATCAGCAGGGCTAATTGGAGCGGATGACTCAGCTTCCTGAGTAATCTCACCTATAATTTGTTCTCTTAGTTCTTCTTTTCTTGAGTAAAACTTTCTTTCAAGTTCACCATAGCTAACAGCCAGTTCTTCTGGTCTTTCAAACTTTTCTGGAAGCCAATCTGGTCTTTCTGGTTGAGTAGTTTGAGGTTGCTCCATCTCTCCAGTTGGAACCTCATTAGTAGCTACTTCTTCTACTTGCGCTTCTTCTGACATTAACAATCCCACTTCCTTAGTGCTTTGTTGATACGGCTATTAGGGTCATTAGCCGTTTTTTTACTTGTAAGCTTCTTTTTCATACCCATCATCCGCTTACAAAAGCTTCTACGCCTTGCCGCCGCTTTAGGACTACGCTTTGCTTCCTTGGCTGAAACAGGGCGTTTTATGTTCTTACCCTGCTTACGAAGTGAACGTCTACCTTTTTCGTTCAAGCCGCCTTCAGGGTTTTGGCCCTCTTTTCTAGTCCATGCGCCACTCATTGACTTTGCTTTCTTCCTAACTCTGTGCGCTTTTTAATAATAGCCACTATCCATCGGCTACCTTCTGCATGTGCTAGAGTTTCGATTCCAGTTCCAGCAGAGTGGATATTATTTGTCGTGATAGATTCCAAATACTGTAAGAAACTTTTTCCAACACCCGAACCAAAAAGAGCGTAGGCTTTAGAATTAAGGTCTTTATCAACTTCTTGGGTGTATCCTCTACCATCTGGCGAAACATGAATCTTTTCCTTCACTATAAATCCTTACTGACCACCACCTTGTTGCTGTGCGGCCATGACCTGTTGCAACAATTCAGCATTTTTCTTAACTTGCCCCTGATCTGCAAGAAGCTCTTCCATAATGCCAAACTTCTGAGCGAGATACTGAACAACTCTTTCCTGATTGTAAAGCACAGGAGTTATTTCAGGGCCAAAAGTTCCTGCAACTGTTTGCTGGAATCTAACAAAGTCAGCAACATCTTGCTGATCTTGCGCTCTTAAAAGTGGAGATACAGGAACAATACGAAGCTCACGACCATCAACTCTTGGCAAGTCAACAAGACCTTGGTCTGTGTATATCTTTACAATCCTCTCCACTAAAGGCTGTAAAAATTCTTTTTGCATACGACCAGCAACAGCACCCATATCACGAGCAACATCAGCCAAACGCTCAGAAACCTCTGTAGCAGATAAAGGTGTTCTTGCATTTGGACGAGTGTCTAGCTCATCAATAAACAAAGCTTTGCGAACATTACGGCGCATATCATCAAGAACAAGCTGGGCAACATCAAACCGCCCCGGAGCCGCAAGAGTTTCGATGCTTGAGCCGGGGCTTCTCGGTATAAACGTTCCCGGCTGAATTGTAATGTTGTCTGGATTAAAGACACCGTCATCATCATATACATAAGAGCCAGCTATCGCCATTTCAGCGTTTTCAAGAATAAGCTGGACTGTGAGGTTAAGGGTCTTAATTGCTGGCATTGCTTGCAATACAGGGCCACGACCCCATACTTCAAAACCAGACTTAGACCAACGAGTAGTAATCCAAGGAACGCTTCCACGACCTTTGAGAACTGACTTCTTTAAAATATGCTTATCGGTCTCCGAGATCAAGTAATAGGTATATTCATCCTTAAACTTGTTCTTTTCATCATATATTGTAGCTTCAACAATCTTTGTTTTGCGATCAGGATTGCTTTTTTGCTCACGCAACATTTGATCACTAAAGTCAGCATCTGGATATCTGTGCTTTACATCTGTAATACCCATTTCATTATTCCAACGGAACCATCCTGAGACAGTATCCATATTGCCAGCCAACAAAGCCAAGTTAGTTGGGGGTACGGAGGTAAAGTGCAAGTCACCAGCAAAACGACCTTCTTCAACAAGAAGATTCATTGTGCCTAAACCAAGATCCTGAAAGCCTTCATGCAATTCAGCGTTGAAGTTAGAGTTACGCAACCCCTCATGCAGAAGCTCTGTAATTCTATCAAGCTCCTGAAGAAGTGGTTTATTTATCTGAGCTTTTGGAAACTCAGGGCCGGGAACCAGTTTAAATGCACGACCATTTGGAGGAAAGAAGCCAAGTTGTAGACGACTAGCAAACTTAGGCAAACCAACCACAGCAGTTTCGTCATAGATATTTTCAGTTCTACGAGCCGCTGGGCTTTCTTGAAAAAAACTCTCACGATGAGGAAGAACGTAATCATAAATCTCCTCCCACAAGTCAGTCCAAGAGCTCCATCGACCCTTGGCCTTCTTGTAACGATTCATTACAGATTCGTATTCTTTCTTATCTGTGCTTGCCTGATAAGGCTCTGGCTGACCATCATTAAATCTAGGGTCTTTCATTTGCTACGCCTTATAAACTTGGTTGGGGTCATTTATAGTTTGACTGCCCATAGTCTTAAAACCAGTAAACCCTTCCGCTTCAGCAGACTGAAGAGACTTAGTGCCAAGAAGGTTTGCTTTCTTTTTACGCTCAAAATCTGCGGCACGAGCTTCAGCTTCGTCAGCCGCTTTCTTTGCGGCGGCGGCTTCTTCCTTTTTCAAACGCTCCAACTCTGGGTCAGGCGGCGGCGTGTATGTCTTTGGCTTCATAAATCCCATCGGAGTCTCCTTCAATGCTCTCAAAAATGGGCTTTCCACCCTTTTTAATCAATTCACAATAAAGTTGGTATGGCGTTAATATAAATGGATTATTTATTCCAACAATGTGTTTTACAAAACTTACGCAATACATAAAGCGAGGCGTAAGTATGGGCTTGCCCTCACTGGCTTCAATTTCTATGCACTTGTGGTTTTCAAACAAATCACCAACAAGATAAGCCGCTTCATCACCAGAACACCACTCAAAATTAAATCTTTGACTAGCAAACTCAAATGTTATCCATATTTTAAGCTCTGGGTCGTATCTAACTGCGTAAACATGCTGAAAATCAGGCCTATGCAGAGTAAAAAGCTTCCAAATGCCTATATTCAAGGCTGGTCTAAAGCAAATTATCCATTTCATAATGCTCTAACACCCCTAGAAAGTCTATTTCTGTTCTTCTGACGTTGAAATGGGCTACTAACCCTCTCAACAGTGGTGGGGAGAGGTACTGAACGCCCACCGAGAATCACTTTACGACCCTCACCGCCACCTAAAAAAGCATACTGCAACGCATCATGTATATGAGAGAACCTATTCTTACTTGGCTTCTCTTCATAGCTTTCCTTACCCATATGATATTGGCGTTTATACTGATAACCACCCTCAAAACCACCAATCAAAACAGTGCATGTCGGGCTAACAGTAAGTGACGGAACGCCATCAGTCAGGCGATTTAGTACAGATTCGACAGATTCAATACGAACCTGAGTATCATTCGTAGGAGCAGGGTATGCTGTAATGCCGGAAGCTCTCAATATCATAAACGGAGTGTTCTCAGAGGTCTGAGCCATCTGATTACCAGCCGGATCACCAACAAACTTAAAATCTAATCCTTCCCAGTTGTTTCTGGCGATTTCCTTTTTGAGTATGTCAGCGAATCTTCCAGCTCCCATGTCCTGTCCAATAACCTCGTGAAAAATGACCCATCTTCCGAAGGTGCTTTGCTGGGCGAAAACTGCCGACGGCGTCCTGCCAAAGTCAATGCCAACGATAATTTCCTGATTCCTGTTGGGTTCAATGGGTGATTTCGCAACATGGGTGTCTCTCTTAAATGTTGGATAGACAGGTTTACCATCCATAAGAGCTTGATACTGGTTCAGAACATAGACCTTAACCCAGCTTGAGGCCTTACCTAAGATAATCTTGTCATAATAATCAGGCTGGATGTTATCAAGATTCTCAGCCTTCAGATTCTTTTCGTAACCTACTAAGTTTCCGTCTTTGTCTAGTTTCTCTACCATAGCCCCCGGCTGTGAGTAAAAAGTCCAGTCGTCAGGTTTAATAAGAAGAAGCTTTTCTTCTTCTGACATATATTCAGGTGCTGGTGCTTCACCAGACATAATGGCCCACCAGTGCGTTTCATCCGGTGAGTTGGTGTCCATGATCACACCAAACCAAGATGGCCCACCTTCACGCATCGATGGAAAACGGCCAACACGCATAGTACACGCATCAACTATAGACTTTGGTATCTCTCTGGCTTCGTTGATCCAAACTGCCGTCAACTCTAACGACAACAGCTTCTTTACATCTTCCTGTTTGTCCAAAGCCAAAAAGATGACTTCTGATTCAACTACAGTCTTGTCACCAAGGGCAAAGTTTATGTGGTGGGTGTAAGGAGGCGACCACACAAACCTGCCAATGTCATCAGAAAACCAATCACGCCAAGTCTTGATTGTTGTCGTCTTCAGTTGAGGATTCGTATTACGAATAACAGCGAACCTAGTGCGGCGTACTCCAGAAGCATTTGGTTGCTGATTAACTGCAATTCTCATCAACTCCATACAAGATGCAACTGACTTACCAGAACCTACAGGCCCACGAATCCCCCGAACAAAAGAGCGATCTTTCATAAACGCCTTGGCTACAGGCCCCGGCGGTTTGTAGTTTAGGTTCACTTAGCTAATGAACTTTCTGCGTTTTGCAGATTCACCGCCAGCACCCAACTGACCAGCAAGAATCGACTTCTTAACAGCAGGGCTTGCAGACTCGGTAGCCTCAGTAGGCGTTTGCGTTTCACCAGCAGAAGGCATCTCTCCATAAAGAATTGCTCTGCGTTCTTGCTTGTCAGTACCAGCAACAACATCAAACGTTTCAGTTGCTACCTTCTTTGTTAGATTTTCAGCCGCCTTTAATGGCTTATCAATTACAGCCTTTTTAACTTTCTTAGCTGGTTTACCACCCATAATAACCTCCTTGGTAAAAAAAATATTTTTAGCAGATAGACCTGATAAAGTCTATTGCGTATGTGTTTGACCCTTTTATAGGTAAAGCCGAGTTTTTCAAGGCCCTTTCTCTAAGCACCCAATCTCACAGATGGGGCCCCTTAATCTACGTTAAAGTTTATCTGCACAGCCGTACTAGGAACTCTTCCTGTGTCGTTGCGGAATCCTGCCCTGTCCATCAAATCCCTAGCGGCTTCAAGCCTAACATACTGTGACTTACTACCAAGCAGTTCTCTCATCGTTGCCATCGCTTGTGTGGCGTCCCATCCCAAAGTCATCATAGCCAGTTGTTGTCTGTAATCGATAACATGTTGTTTATTCAGTGTATTATATGCCCAAGCTTTGTTCCTACCCAATGTCTCTGCGGCATCCTTCGGGTTGCAACCGTTATGCAAGATCATATGCACCAGATCAGCCTGTGCATCTGTTACTTTCTCATGTTGTGTGCGTAGTGTTGGAGAGTGTTTCTCAATGTCGTCCATTGGTACTACACCACCTTTATACTTCTCTTGCTGTTCTGTATTGGCTTTTGTCATGTCCGTGTCCCATAACTCTTCGGAAGGAGATTATACACACATGGGTTCAAAGGCTGTCAAGACACATTTTCTATGCCATTGATTTTATTGCTTACGCACGTCCTCGCCGGACGGGCATCTTACCAGATGGGTTGACCTGTCGTCAGGTCAATCACGGCAACGTATCGCCGTTGCATCACTCTCCGTCAGCATCGTTATTTATTCTTTGCCACGCTATTAGCACCCTCCACATCCTAACTTTGTTGGGACAAAGTTACGCTGTTCCGAAGTGCAGCTTATCGGCAGTTGATATACCGCTAATGCCCTTGGTCAGGCATAGCAAGACATAACCACAAACAATCGCTAACAAGAGAGAGTGTACGTCAAGTCGTGACACTCTCTCTTGTAATCGACTGTAGAGTGGTGCTTGCGAGTCTTCGTGTCATCCAGAGCAGGAACGTCTGCTATTCGCAGGTCGTTCGTTGCTCTTCCTCGTGAGAACACACACACATGATTGGCCCTACGTCGTTCCATTATCCTTGCAGGTTAGCACACGAATTGCGTGGCAAGCGGCAAAAGTAAAATGCGTTTCAAAATCCGAATTTATTATAATTGGCACGAGACAAGCTCGTGCGGCAAGCCCATCCCGATAGTGATCGTTGGCCGAAGTCGTGATGGGCTTGTTTGGAAAATCCATTTTGACAGGGGGGTTTCGTTAGAATACTCAACCCCAACAACATTTGACTATTGCCTTTCGTGTGCTGGGGGTCGGTAAGAACGCGCAGGACAATCCTGTATGAGTGTTCTTGCTAACCGTGTAACGATAGGAGATTTACACATGGATCAGTTAGATCTTTTCACCAATGATACTTTTACTTCAACTAACGAAGCTGGTCAGGTGACGATGACACCGCTACAGTTTGAGATAATGCAGTGCATTGCATCAGGCGATATGAGCCGGGCTACCGAGCTTATAGAGTTACAGAACTGTGACGATGACATCTGGTTTTAGGAGGTTGATATGACAGATCAAATTAAAGAACTGCTCGACTATCTTGAGCATCTTCGCAGTCTTAGCATCAACGATGCACAGGACACAGATCTCTTGTCCGAAGAGATCACTCAGGTCGAGTTAGACCTGATGCACCTCGGCTACTATCAATAGAAGCCAAGTATATCGGGGGTAGGTTGTATAGCTTACCCCCATCAAACTCAGACGTGAGGAGAATGAAATGAATAAATCTACAGAACTTTGCCAGTTGGCAGATGATATCCGCGACAAGCTAAGTGTCTTATCTGGTCACGCTATGGCTGGCAGATACGAGCTTGCGGCTGAAGCATTTGATTTAATCATGGGATACACAGGCGATATCAAGCGTATCGCACATCAGGAGGGTAAAAACAATGACTAACGTACAACTTGACGATCTGACACCAGAGGTTCTTGACCGTGTTGCTAGACAGCTTCAGGCTGACAGACGCCCGATGGACGACAAGCAGAAGCAATGGGATGACGAGTTCAAACGCCGTGTCCATGCACTGATCGATCTGTTCGAGGATGGCCCAGAGGTCATACTACAGTGCAAGCTGGCAGATCAGATCACTCGGATGTTTGAGAAGATCACGCACAATATTGCACAGGCTGGCACACAGGCCAGACAGGAGCTTAAAGACCTCAAGCGTGACGATGTTGGCATCGAGATCACTGGCAACATGATCGAGGATAAAGAAACCAAGATTCAGCTACTGCGTGACCAATACTACATTGCCAACCACGCATACAAGATCATGCGGCATCAGGTTCGGTCAGAGGTCATCGGCGCAACTGGTATGAACTGGGGTCAGTACATTCCGGCTGACGAGATGTCTCGTGTCAAGCGTGTTCGTTTCCGGAAAGGTCAGCTCACGATGGAAACATACCAAGCCAACAAGCAGGATTTCTGGTCTTATGCTAGGGATGCTGGGTTGGTAGAGATGCCCCGTGACGACAGTCATGCATCATCTATCGACTAACTAACATCGTGATTCCAGGCTCGGCAAGCTCGACTTGGAATCACTCATCGCGTCCTGAGTATGACGTGGTGCAGGTTGTAAAAGTCTTTGACCTCTGGCCTGTAAACTAAACTGCTCACATTTTTCAACCGTCAGCACCGAGGATGCGCCTCAAATGGAAACATATTACAAAGTACAACAACATCGTGAACGTGGTTGGGAAGATGTTGGCACATGGGTTCGTTTCTATAAAGATGCAGAGAAGGTTGCATTAACGTTGAATAAGCCAAAAACAGAACATATTAGAATTTTAGAGAAAAAGGTTAAAGATGAATATTCATCAGTTTTCTCAAGTCATTTCATAAGAGGTTCGGTTAAACGTGGAGTAATTCGTGAGGAGAGATAGTCATGTTCTTTTACATCTTTGCTGGCATTTGTTCAGCTTGCGGCATTTTGTTCCTATTAGCCAAACTAAACATAAAACGTGTTCTTGCGTTTGATGTTTTTGTTGACATCGGTGCCTCAATTATGCTCATGGTTATGTTCTTTGGCACATTCGCTGGGATGATGGCGGCTATTGTTGGCGGCTCAATCATCTCAATCGTACTGTTTACAATGAAGAAATTTGTTGGTTATCAAAAGCCAATATTCAAAAAATACAAGGTTCAGTGGGTGGATGTTCCGCCACGGTAATCTGTATTGACACTGTTGCCCAGTTAACAGGGACGCAATGCAGTGACAGAGGCTAGACGTGATGCCTCAACTTCAATCATGCTAACGTAAAGGAGAATCGCATGAACTTCGCACAAATCACAGTTTCTGGTAATGTAGGCTCTGCACCTGAGATCAAGGATGTTAACGGCACTAAGGTCGCTAACTTCTCTATCGCAGTCAATGAGAACTACACAACCAAGTCAGGCGAGAAGGTCGAGAAGACTCACTGGTATCGTGTAGAGGCTTGGGACGGCAGTAATGGCAAGGGTCTAGTATCCAACGTCATTGAGAAGTATGTCGGTCAGGGTACAACTGTATTCGTACAAGGTATGCCTATCATCGAGGAGTATGAGAAGGATGGCGTTAAGCAACGTTCATTCAAGATCAAACTCGCTGGTGCAGGTTCTACATTCCGCATGGGTGGTAAGTCAGGTGGTGACGCTTCTGCCGCACCTGCCGTAGACGTGCCTGCGGATGATATCCCATTCTAGTAGTCCTATCCTACTAGATAGAGGGGCAGGTTTTTCCTCCCAGTATTCCCTGCCCCTCGCACCTATGGGAGAAGGTCA